TGGCGAAGTTGCCGAAAACTAATGTTTAATTGAAATACAAATGTTAAAATGATAGATAAAAGTTCAATAGAAGTACAAAACGGCAATTTTGCCAAACCGATGTTAGCACCAGTACGGGTTTTGAACCTATACGCTGGAATTGGAGGAAACCGCAAACATTGGGAAAATGTAGAAGTAACTGCAATAGAATACAATGAAGAAATTGCAAATGTTTATAAGCAATTACACCCAAACGATACTGTAATAGTTGCTGATGCACACGATTATTTGGCTAAACATTGGAGAGAGTTTGATTTTATATGGAGTTCGCCACCTTGTCAAAGCCACAGCAAAGTAAGAATGATGGCAAGTAAAAGCGGAAGTTATGATGCTGTAATGCCTGATATGAAATTGTGGAGTGAAATAATCTTTTTGCAGAACTTTACAAAGAATACCGATATAAAGTTTGTAGTTGAAAATGTAAAACCATATTACGAGCCATTTGTAAAACCAACTGCAAAACTTGGTAGACACTTATTTTGGGCAAACTTTGAAATACCTGAAATTGAAATAAAAGACGGATTAACCCATAATGAAAGAGGAAGTTCTGAAAAAGGTTATTTTGATTTACGAGAATATAAAATGAAACATAGAAAAGACCAAATAATTCGTAATTGCGTTGACCCAAATGTAGGACAATATGTTCTTGGTTGTGCAGTTTCGTAGTATTGGTGCTAACTTGTCGCTAATAGCCATACTATCACCACTATAAATTATTGATAAACAACAAAATAGAGCTCCTTAAAATAATTAAAAAATAACCAACATGAAAAAAATATTATTACTTTGGCTTGTATTAGGCTCATGCAAAATAATAGAAGAAATAAATAAAAAATTACAAATTATAAATCAAAATTACATTAACAAAAAATTTTTTACATGAAGATATTCTTAATATTAACAATTATTGCAAGCTTCTATCATACTAAATTTGAAGGAAGAAAAACAGCTAATGGGGAAGTATTTAGTAATACACAATTAACAGCTGCCTATAATCATGTTCCTCTAGGTACAATGCTTGAGATAACCAATTTAAAAAATAATAAAAAGGTTATTATTAGAGTTAATGATAGATGTGGAGTAGATTCAAGAATAGATCTTTCACAAAAAGCATTTTTATCAATAGCTGATTTAAAATCAGGAATAATTAAAGTTAAAATAATAAGATTATGATTATAGGAAGTAAAGCAATTTTATATCATTTTCCAGATTTTCCTAGAAAACCAAAAGATGTAGATATTATTAAAAATATGTATATTGAAGAACATATGTCTGATTTAAGGGTTGAATGGTTAGAAAACACAGTATTACAAAATTGGTTTACTAAACCTATTGAAGTTTGTACTCCTAACGAACTTTATACCCTTAAAATATCACATTGTTTTTGGGATTTAGAAAATGGCAGTTGGAACAAGCATATTTGGGATATACAATGGTTAAAAGAAAAAGGTTGTAAATTTATACCTGAATTATTTTATCAACTATATAATTATTGGGAAACAATACATGGTAAAAATAAAAGAAGTAATTTAAATATGTCTGCTGAAAAGTTCTTTGATAATGTAGTTAATTATCCTGTAGAACATGATTATTTACATGAATTACTTGTAAAACATGAATATTTTGGAGGAAATGAACCTACATATAAAAAAATACTAAAAGATGGAGAAGATGTAGATGTAAGTGAAGAAAAATTTAATAAATTAACAGAAAAAGAAAAATTTAATTTAGTTATTGAAGAAATTATGGTGATGTCTTTAGAAAGGTATGGAGATATATACTATAAAAAAGCATTTGGAAGAATGTTAAAAAAGTTTATATTATCACATTGTCCTATTTGGGAAGGAATTTGGATCATACAAAACCATAAAGAATTAATGACTAATATACCTTTTAATTTTTTAGAACATTTAACAATTAAAATTAAAGAAAATGGAACAAACAATTTCAATTAAAACATTAATAGAGTTTTTTAAAAACAAAAACAAATACTTCGTAAATGAAGTGAAAGGTCATACAGGTATTCCTGACAATAGTGATGATGGCGAACAAGGAGAATATAATGAATATTTTAAATTTTATAAACACCCTGATTTACCTGAAGGTATATTTTTTAGAGAAACTTATCAAACAGATAGTTATGGATATGACAGACATTTAACTGAATATGAATTTGTAAAAGGAAAAGAAAAAACAATTACAGTATTTGAACCAATAAAATAAATAAAAATGAATTATCAAGAAATATTAGAAGAAGTTAAAAAACAATGTTCAGATGTTAGTGAATTTGCATATGAAGGAGTTGATGGAGAAAAGGTTTATCCAGAAGCAAAATATGGAACTGAAGGGTATGGTATTCGTAGAAACCCTGTCTTAGGTATTGTAAAAGAAGTAGCTCAACATGGTGGGGAAGGTAAAGGAGAAGATTGGTGGGTAGTTTATCATTTTGTTGACCATAATGTATATATTAGAGTAGATGGATATTATCAATCTTATAATGGTACAGAATTTTATGATGGATGGGATTGTTGTAGTGAGGTTTCTCCAAAAGAAAAAACAATTACAATTTATTCATAAATAGTCATTAATTTTTGTTTTATATCCTTTTATTTTGTATTTTTACATTATGAAAAAAACAGGTATATACAAAATAACAAATCCAGTAAATAAAATTTATATAGGACAAACTAAAGATTTTAAAGCTAGATTTTTAAATTATAAACGGAAAAATTGTAAAAAACAGAAGAAAATATATAATTCTATTAACAAATATGGTTGGGATTTGCATAAAATGATTCTTTTAGAAGAATGCTTAGAAAAAGACTTGAATTGTAGAGAAAGATATTGGCAAGATTATTATAATGTTTTGGATAGAAAGAAAGGTTTAAATCTTATGCTACAAGAGTGTAATAACTTAAAAAAAGTTTTATCTAAATCTTCTAAACAAAATTTAATAAAATCTTTAAGAGATTATGCAAAAGAAAAACAAGATAATATATATCAATATGATTTAAATGGTAATTTTATAAAAAAGTGGCAGAATTTAACTGACATTAAAGAAAATTCAAATTTTAATATTGTTTATATCTCAGCATGTTATAATAAAAAATATATGAAAGCTTATGAATTTTTATGGACTAAAAAAGAAACTAATTTTTCAAAAGAATTTTTAGAAATAGTTAAAGTAACAAAATCAGATAAATTAAAAGGTCACAAATTTAATTTAGGTAGGATTTTAACACAGGAACATAAAAATAAAATCAGTATGAAAACAAAAGGTTATAAACATACAATAGAAACTAAAAATTTTATTTCTAATAGTAAATTAAAAGCAGTATCTCAATATGATAAAAACAATAATTTTATAAAAAATTGGGATTCAGCTAAAAATGCTGGAAAAGAACTGAAAATTTGCTCACAGAATATATCTAATTGTTGTAAAGAAAGATTAAAAAGTGCGGGAGGTTTTATATGGAGATATAATTATTAAAAAGAAAAAACAATTACTGTATATGAATAACAATTAATTAATTTTATTAATTAAACTAAATTATGTATATTTGCTACATAAAATAAAATAACTTATGTCAGAAGAAAAAAAATTTAACAGACTTCCTTTAGATGAAAAAGGAGAGTTAATCAAAGGAGAATACTCTCTTAAATCTCCAAGAAACTTAGTTTTTATTAGTCAAAAAAAGACAGGTAAAACACTAACAGCAGCTAATCAGCCTAAAATTCTAATTGCAGATTGTGAAGGAGGAACTAAAGATTTTGGTTTTCCTGTAAATAATCAAGTAGATGTACTTAGATATGAAGGAGAGGAAGCCTTTAAAAAAACAACTAAATATGGTTGGATTCCAATGGGTTTGTATCAATTAGTAGATGAATTAAAAAAGGCTAATGATATATCTACTTATTGGAAATTATATCAGGAATTTGATGATAAAAAAACAAAAGAAACTTATGAAGCATTGGTTAATCACATTAATAAAATGCCTTTTCCTATTCTTATGTTAGATACTATCACTACTTTTATTGAAGTTTCAAATTCAGCAGCATTACATGAATATAATCAAAATGTAAAACCTGATAGTAGAAAAACAGATGTAAAAAGAGTAGATGAATATGGAGGAGTAAGATTAATTAGACGTAAGTTTGAAGAAATTAAAGCCTTTGTAGAACAAAATGCTTCTCCTTTTATCATATTTGCAGGACATATAGCGGAAAAGAAAAAAGTATTTAAGAAATCAGAAGATGATATATCTACAGTAGATATTGATTTAGAAGGAGTTTTGAGTAAAATATTTACTGTTAAAGCATCTGCAATAGGTATTTTTCAAAGAACTAATGAAGGGTGTTTTATTGATTTTACTAAACGAGATGAGTCAGATTTGGGTGTGAGAAATGCTCATTTATCTAATAAAGTAATTAAATTGGCTGATTTTATCTCAGCAGAAGATTTAGAAAAAGGTAAAACACCAAAAACCTATTGGCAAACAATTTTTCCAGAAATAAATTTTAAATAAATAAACAATCATGAAAGTAAACAAACAAACAAACAACGAAAAAACATTGTATGTAGGTACAGGATTAGTAACTCCATTAATTTTTAATCCTAGCAGAAATGAGCTTGACAAAGTATTAGGAATTGAAAGAGATGAAGATTATGAAGAAAAACCAGAATTTGAATATGTTAAAGAAGATCATGAAATTAAACAGAAAGATAAAGATGGTAATGAATTAGAAAGTATTTATTGTAAAAAATTAACAATAACTTGTTGGGTAAGAGAAAATAAAACTGATGAAATATTTCCTATGAATTTTACTCTCTATGATATAGATGATGTATCAAGTACAGGTAAAACTAAATTTATTACTCAACATGGTAAATCTACTTATATAGATAGCGAAGAAAATTTACCTACTTGGTTTACTCAAACTCCAGGTAAAAAGAAATTTACAGTAAATTATAGACCTGCTAAAAGAGGTGAAGCATCTTTGTTAGAATTTTTAGCTGCTTGGACAAATATTTCTCCATTTGATGTTGAAAGTTCTTTATTTTTAGATAATGAGAAAAAATTCTGGAATGGAGATATGAAAGAATTAAATAATTTAATTGCTGATTTTGAGGATAATTCAGTTATGGTTAATTTTGGAGTTAGAGTAAAAGAAGAAGAAACTGAACAAGGAACTGTAATAAAAGAATATCAAACTCTTTCTACAAAAGCATTTTGTCAAAGTAGTTTTATGAAATTCTTTAGGAATTATGCTAATAAAAATTGGGAAGGATTGCTAAAAGAATCTACTAATTTTGATGTATTTGATACTAAAGCTAAAATAGGAGATACTTCTATGTATTCTTTAGCTAATTACATGAATAATATATTCGGTGAATATGGAGTAAAAGAATATAGTGTAAAAGAAGAAATTAGAGAATACAATTCGGAAGAAAATCCTTTAAATAATGAAAAATCATTAGTTGAAGAACCTTCGGAAGAATTTGATTTATTTTAATTAATTGATATAATTCTAACAATAAAGTCCTAACATTAATTTGTTAGGACTTTTTTAATTTTATAAATATGTATGTAAATAAACCAATAGATTTAAGAAAACTAATAGATGAAAATCTATCTACAAAAGAAATGTTTCAATTCTATTTAGGAACTAATTGTTTAAATAAAGCTTTTAATTCTCCATTTAGAAAGGATAAAAATCCTTCTTGTAGTATTTATTTATCCAAAAATGGCAATTATAGATACAAAGATTTTGGAAATGGAGACAATTTTAGCATATATGATATAATTAGCAAACTATATAATATAGATTATGTAGATGTTTTGGATAAAATTTGTCAAGATTTTAAATTAAAACCAAATAATTATAAACAATATTTATTAAAGAATCAAGATTATATTGATCCCAAAAACAATTCTGTTAAAAAAAGTGTTAAAATAAAATTTCAAAGTAAAAAATTTACTGAAAATGATTTGAAATATTGGAATGAATATGGAATTTTAAATATTGAAACTTTGCAAAAATTTAATGTGTTTTCTGTAAATAAAATATGGGTGAATAACGAAAAAATTAGTAAATTAGAAAACGAATTATGCTTTGCTTATTATTTTCCTATTTCTGATAAAGTAAAATTGTTATTTCCAGATAGAGAAAAAAAGAAAAAATGGCTGTCAAATGTGTCAAATAATACTGATATTCAAGGTTATTATCAATGTGCTATAAAAACCACTAAGCCAAATTTGTTAATTTTAACAAAGTCAATGAAAGAATGTATGTTTTTTTATGAAAGAGGAATTTATGCAATGGCTATAAATGGAGAAAACCATCATTTCAATCCATTATTTATAGACCATTTGAAAAGACACTGTAAAAATATAATATCTTTTTATGATAATGATGATTCTGGAATAAAAGGAGCTATAGATTTAAAAAAAAAATATGATATAGACTATTTTCATATCTCTAAAGATATTTGTACTACTATCAATATAAAAGACATTACAGATATGTATAAGTTTTTTTCAAAAGAAGAAGCTGAAAAAATAGTAAATAAATTAAAAACAAGACATTGAAAAGGTGTTGTAGAAATAATTAAAAATTTAAAAACAAATGAATAAATTAGAAGAATTGATTTTAAGCTCTTTAAGAACTAATGAAGAAGAAACAATTTCTGAAATAACATCTTTAATTAAAAAATTAATGATAGAATTTGTAGAATCTTTAAGAGATTATGAAAGAGAAAGTCATAATTTATTAGGTTTTGATGAAAGAGAAACTGAAGAATTACTAGAAATATTTTTAAAACATAATTTAAAAAATATTATATGAAATGGAAAGAAAAATTAGATAAGGATGAAAGAGTTCCAAAAGAATGGAAGTCTAAAATTACAGTTATAGTTGAATCAGCTATAGAAGAATACAAAAAAGAAATGATAAAAGAAATACAAATATTAATAGGAGAATTAGAATTAAAAAGATATACTCTTGATAGTAAAAGTATTGATTCTTATTTTACAAGATTAAGTACATTAGAAGAAATAATTAAATTAATAAAATGAGAACTTCTAAAGAAATAAAAACATTATTAAATGATGAAGTAAAAATATTATTGGAAAATAATATTTATTTAAGGGATTGTGATAGAAAGTTAAGTGTTGTTATTTGGCGAAAACAATTAAAAAATTTAAATGTAGTAGAACATAATTTTTTTGATTTTTATACAGCTAAATTATTATATTCACAAGAATCAATAGGAAGAGCGAGAAGAAAACTACAAGAATTATATCCTAATCTCAGAGGGAAAAATTATAAAAATAAACAAGAAGAACAAATAGAAGTAATAAAACAAATTAAAAATGCCAATAAAAATTAATCAAGAAACAAGACAATTTATTGAAAATGTACCTCTCCCTATATATGAAGGAGATTCATATACTGTAATATCTCATGGTAGTATTATAGACAATATCAAACAAAACCTAGCCATAAATAATTTAGAAGTAATAAAAGAAACTTATACACCTGCTCAAAATGGAAATATTGTAACAGGTATTTTAGAAATAGGGAATGAATCCGATAAAGAATTAAGTTTTAATATTGCTTTTTTAAATTCTTATAATAAAGCTAAAAGATTTGTTATTGCAGGAGGTTCTCAAGTAAGAGTATGTCAAAATGGGCATATATTAGGAATAAGTGAATTAGGAGGTTATAAAAGAACTCATACAGGAACAGCAGATATAGATGCTCAAGAATATATTAAAATTATTTGTAATAATGCAGAAACAGAATTTAAAAAATTAATTGAGCAAAAAGAAAAAATGAAAACTATAGATATCTCTAAAAAGGATATTCAACATTTAATTAGTGAATTATATTTTGAAGAAAATTTAATTAAAGATACTCAAATGTCTATTCTTAAAAAAGAATTAGATAAACCTACATTTGATTATGGAACACCTGAAAATAATTTATGGACTGCTTATAATCATATTACTTTTGGACTAAAATCAACTCATCCAAAAGATTATATTGAAACTCATCAAAAAGTTAATAAATATCTTTCAGAACAATTTAATTTATTTAATAATAGGGATATTCATAGTATTGAACAAACTCAGTATGAATTTGATCCTGTATTTTCATTAAAATAATATATTTAAAAAATAACTTATAAATTGGTAGTAGATAAAAGTTTACTACCAATTTTAATTTTTAAAAACATTAACAAATGAGAGAAGAAAAATTTTTATACTATGTTTCATATGCAATAGATAAAACAAATGGTAAAATGACAGTCTTTTATAAAGACAAACCTTTAAAAACTATTTTAATCAAAAAAAATATGAGTTATAATCCTGAAAATGAAGAATTAGCCCATAGAATAGCTTTAGAATCAGATTTAGCAAAAGACTTAATAAAAGGAGAATTATGAAAACATTTAATGAAGAAATAGAAGATTATATACAAAAATCAAAGTATAATGAAGCTGCTGAATTAGTAGCTCAAAAGTTAGGTTTAGAATGGTCTATTAATTTTCTTAAAAATGACAAACATTTTGAAGATGATAAAGATGTAAGAGATATCTATAAAATAGGTTTAAAAAGAGGTAGTAGAGGTTTTCATTTTAATTTTGGACAAAATATCATAAATAGTCAGTATTATCAAGATTCAATAGTAGAGAGGACTTATACTTTAGCAGGGGGTTGTAGAACAGGTAATTATAAAATTGATGATATGGATAAATTTAAATCAAGTTTTCCTGATGGTGGAAGTCAAAAATTAAAACTAGTAAAAGGTAAAAAACCTAGTTTATATGCTATATTATGTTGTTTAACTAAATATGATCCAGGTACATTTGAAGATTTTTGTAGTGAATTTGGTTATGATGAAGATAGTAGAAAAGCATATAACACATATACAGCAGTAAAAGAAGAGTATATGAATATGTGCAGTTTATTTAATGATAAAGAATTAGAATTATTAAGTTTAATAAATTAAAAAGATGTATCAAAATAATAAAAATAAAACTATGATTACAAATAGAGAAGCAATAAAAATATTAGAAAGTTTAGATGAAAATACTATTATAGATGCAAATTGGTTTACCTATCTTATAGAAGGTAACACTTTAATAGCTTTATTTAAAATTACTAATTTAAATTCTTATCAAGAAATATTAGATAAATATGAAGGGTACTCAATAAATGAGTTATTAAATGAAATTTTAAATGAAAATTAATTATGGGAAGATACATATCAGGAGATATAAATAGAAAATTATGGTTTGCAGTACAAAGTAGTAATGCAGCAGATAGATTTGGTGTAACAGGTTATGAACCTGCTTATTTAGAATATCAATTTGAACAAGATGATTTATCGAAAGTTCAAGAAGAATTAAAAGCTATAGAAAATTCAATAGGGGAAGATAATTTAAAAAAGTTAAATGATTTTTTTGAAAAAATTAATGGATATAATGATAAAATAATGATGGAACACAATATTCTTGAAATATGGAATAAATATAAAAAAGATTATGCTGATTATTTATTAGGAAAAGAAATAGAAAAATGTATAATTAAGACTGGACAATGTTATTTTAATGCTGAAATATGAATTTACAAGAATTTAAAAAAGAAATAAACGGACAAATAGTAAAATATCCTTTACTAAAAGAAGAAATATCAGATTTCTATGAATTAGCTATAAATGAAATTGAAGAAGGTGGTAGTCCTATTCATGAAATAGAACTATGTTTAGAAAGTATTAAACAATTAATAGATGAAAACAATTAATTTTGATGATTGGTTTGAAAAAATAGTTATCAAATAGTAGTACATTATTGACATTTTATCACTATATTTATAGTGATGGAAGATAACATAAAAAAATTAATTGATCTGTATTATACAGATAGAAAAATATGTAAAGAATTACATATTGCACAAAAAACATTAAAAAAGTATAAAATCAAAAATAATATTTTGAATTCTAGAATAAAATTTCAAAATATTCAATTAAATCATTGCTTTTTTGAAGAAATAATCACAGAAGAACAAGCATATTGGTTAGGTTTTTTATATGCAGATGGATGTATTCATAAAGATAAACTAATAATAAATTTAATTCATTCTGATTTATACCATCTAATAAAATTTCAGAAAATATTAAATTACAATATTAAACCTGTAATTAGAAAAAGAAATGACAATAGAGGGCAGGATTATTGTAATTTTACTATTTCTTCTAAGAAAATGTGTAATGACTTAATAAAGTTAGGATGTATCCCAAATAAAACACATTTATTAACATTTCCAACAGAAGAACAAGTTCCAAAACATCTAATTCATCACTTTATTAGAGGTTTTTTTGATGGAGATGGTTGTATAAGTAAAACAAAATATTACAGTTATGCTTTTTGTGGTACAAAAGATATGATGAATGGAATAAATAAAGTTTTAATTAATGATAAAATAATTAAAAATCCTATAAAAATTAGTGAGAATAAATCAAAAACCTTACATATTATAAAGAAATCTGGAAATATAGGAGTACTATTATTTAAAAAATGGCTTTATGATAATGCTACAATTTATTTAGAAAGAAAAAAAGATAAATTTGAGGATGTTATACAAATTAATAAATTATTAACTAAATGTAAATTATGCGATAATGAATTTTATGCAAAAGAATTATGTAGAATTCATTACGAAAAACAAAAATATAAATAAAAAAATGAAAGAAATTAATTTAGAACAATGGATTAATAAATATAATCCTATTTTTATTGAAGAAGAGTTAAAAGATTTTGATTTATTTAGAAATGAATTACAATATTATGAAAATAATAATATATGGACAGAGATTTATTGTGAAAATGAGGATTTTTATATAATACCTGGACTGCATATAGTAAATAAATTTAGAATATTTATTACAGAAATACCTTGGGAATCAGAAAATATGCAAGTAAATGACAATGAAATGTGTACTATAGAAGAAGCTATTGATTATTGTATATCTTTTGGAGAAATGCAATTTAATGTAGGTTTTAATAAATATGATGTAGGTCAATATTTTAATGAAAATTTAGATCCTACATTTGAAGAAGAAATGTCTATAGGTAGAGCTAAATATATAGCTATGGATTATTTTGAAGATAGATTAGAGAAAGATATAGATGAATTTGAAGATGAAATACACAATTATTATTTACAATTAAAATGAGAATTACAACAACAATTAAATTATCTGATAATTTAGAAATAGAAATAGAAGGATATTATACTCCTGAAGAACCTATGATTTGGACATTACCTAATGGAGATCCTGGACATCCAGGAAGTGCAAGTGAATTTGAGATACATAATATTGAAATTAATAAAGGTACTTTATTAGACTTAATAGATAATCTAAATGGTAATTTAGATTTATGGAATTATCTTACAGAATTAGCAATTAAACAAATAGAAGAAAATGAGTAAACAATTAACAAATGATATTTATAGAACTAAAAAAAAATTAGAGCTATTAAACAACTTTGGAATAGGACAATTAATTAAAGATTTTTGTATGTTATCTAAAAATGAAATAACAGATGATGAAATTACTTTAAATATAAAAAAATTAGAAAACAAATATTTAACAATATTAGATGAACACAAACAATTAATAAATCAATTAAAAATAGAATTCAATGGATAGAAATATAAAAAGAGCTTATGATGATATTATATTAGAAGCAGATACTTTAAAAAATGAAATTTTAAGATTGGAGAAAGAATTATCTGATTTGCAAGATAGATATGATATTTTAGAAGAAGAGAAAGAAGATAGTTATCAAAAAGGTTATAATGATGGGATTAATGCGTAAGCAACTAATATTTTAGATTAAATTATGAAAAAATTATTTGAAGATTTAATAAAAGAAAATCAAACTGAATCTCATAGATTATCTTCTTATATAGATGTGATAAGAAGTGAAAAAGTTTTAAATCTATTAATAAAAGTAAAAGAATCTACTATTAAAGAATGTATTGAAAAAGGTTATGGTTTATATTATGAAAATATTTTTGATAAAAATCCAACATATGTTAGCATAGAAAGTAAATCTTTAGAAAAATTAGATAAAAATTCAATAGAAATTTATGAAATATAGATGGAAACCAAATAGAGCAGAAAAAGATGCTTATATTGAAAAAATAAAAGAAAAAGAAAATTTAAATACTTTTACAACTAATAAAGCAATCAGAAATGGTTGCTTTTTAAAATTTTACAGCATTTCAAAAGGAAGAGTTGTAGAAGGTAATGTTATTAAAGAATCTTATGGAGAAAAAACAGGACAACATACTTTTACTATAGAAGAATGTAATGGAAATAAAGTAATTGTAAAAGGAAGAAATCTTTATCCTAATGTATTAGAACACATACAAGGAGAAAAATCAAAACAAATAAGTATATGAGTTATATAAGACCAGTAATAGAAGCTTTTAAAGAGCAAAAAGCAAAAAAATTATCAAATACAGAATCTACAGGGAAGGAATTATTGTTATTTGGAAATACAATTGCAGAATGGAGAGGTAATAAAATTTGGATTACAAGTGCAGGTTGGAAAACAGTTACTACTAGGGATAGGTTGCAAATATTAGGTGCAGATTTACATGTAAGAAAAGGAATCTGGTATTTAAATGATGTAGAATGGGATGGAAATTGGATTCAAATAGGTGATAAACCAAAATTAACTAAAGTTAAAAACATCAATTTATGAATGAAGAATTAAAGTTTAAAAGACATGTTAAATTTGAAGGTAGAAATGGTTATTTTAATTCTATTGGGTTAAAAATAACAAAGTTTGAAAAAGATGATATTTTAAACATTTATCCTATAACATCTAAAAATAATATTGGGAGATGTTTAATCGAAATACCTATAGAAGAAATAGATAATTTAATAGAAATTTTAAAAAAATTTAAATAATGGAAAAAATATTAGCATTGGCAAATTATTTACAAATAAATTATTTTAAACATAATGGGGAATATTATATAGGAACAACACAAAAAGAATATGAAGATTTTGAAAAAAAAGAATTAGAAAATGAAGAAGATACAAAAACAGCATTTGATGAATGGATTGATTCTGAATATTCTACATTAAAAGAAGAAATTATTAATATTTATGGAAATCATTATAAATATGGTAGAGAAGAATATCTAGTATTAACAAATACAGAAGCAGATAATGAAGCTTATGATTATACATATAATATATGGGAAGAGTGCTATTTAACAGGGGAAGTTAAAAAACAATTAGGTTTTTTAGCGGATTATATAAATTTAGACCAAGCTACCAGAGATGCTATTCAATCAGATGGTAGAGGTAATTCTCTTTCTAGTTATGATGGAAAAGAATATGAAGAAACTATCAACAATGTAACTTATTATATTTATAGAACAAATTAAAATTTAAATAATGGAATTACATTATAAAGTAACAGCTTGGTGCAAGTTAAAATTTAAAGGAAATATTAAAAAAGAAGATATCATTAAAAAATTAGAAGAAGGTTATCTTCCTTTAGAAATAGGATATGATAAAATTGTTCCTAATTTAGAAAATTGTGAATGGGAATTAATTAATGATACAGACGAATATTTAACTCCAGAAGAAAATGATGGTTATTCTACAATAGAATTAATGGAAGAAACAAAAGAAGGTTGGTTAGAGTCTATTTGGGACAATTCAATTAAAAAATAAAAATATGATATATCAATTAGAAGAAGATAGAATAATAATAGGATTATATTTGGCAGAAGATAATATTCATAGTAAAATCCGAATTGCTTATAAAAATTGGCAATGTTCAGAATTTTACGAAGATATAGAATTTGAAGAATATTGCACAACTATAGAAAATTTCAAAGTTGAAAGAGTATTTGTAGAAGAAATTTATGTTTAAAATTAATAAAAACAATGATAATCAATAAACAAACAAACGAAGTATTAAAAACAGGTGAAGATACAAGTAAAAGAGCTACTATTAGTGCAAATAAAGCTGCTAAATTACAAATGTTATTAAGTGAAGGATTATATTCTGATCCTATTACAGCAACAATTGCAGAATTAACAAATAATGGAGTAGATTCTATAGTAGCTTCTGGTAAAAACCCTATTGAAAATCCAGTAATAGTATCAATAAATAAGAATGAAAATGAACAATATGAATTTTCTGTAAAAGATGAAGGATTAGGTTTAAATGAAAATGAATTTACCAATGTAGTAATGAATTATCTTGAATCAACTAAAGAAGATTCTAATGATTTTATAGGTTCATGGGGTCTCGGTTCAAAATCACCATTATCTTTAAAAAGAAGTTATTTTTTTATTTGTAGAAAAGACAATGTAGAAAGAAAATTCATGGTATATCAAGGGGAAGAATTTACAGAATTTGATAAACTTTATGAAAAACCTACTGATGAATTAAATGGAGTAGAAGTTATAGTACCTATTAAAGATTACTATGAAGCCCAAGAATTTGTAAGAAAAGCCAAATCTAAATTAGCTTATTACGATACAGTAATATTACAAATATATGGACAAATTGTCCAAAATACTATTTTTAGAAGTGATGATTGGCAATTTAGTACTCAAAATACTGATAATAAACTACATTTTTGTTTGAAAGATGTCTATTACTCAATAGATTGGTCTAAATTAGGAATTACATCTATTGATATACCAATTTCTTTAAAATTTGATTTAAGTGATGGATTAATTCCTTCTCCTTCAAGAGAATATATTATTTATAATGAAAGCTCCAAAACAATTATTTTAGATAAAATTAAAAAAGTAGCTAATTGGTTTATAGATAAATATAATTCTGAATGGAAAGAATATGAAACACTAAAAGATGCTTGGAATTTTATAAATCAATATAATTTTTATGTTAATATTAATGATAAAAAATTTAAAATAGATGATTTAGAAAAATATGCAGATAATAAAATTAAAACTACTAAAGTAAAAAATATTGAAAATGTTAAATGGTATTATGATAACAAACAATGGTTATTGACTAATTATTTAGTACAATCTGAAAATACAAGTTGGAGTTGGATAAGTAAAAATCCTTCTAAAAACATTGTTGAGAAACTAATGACTAATTGGAAAATAGTAATAGTTGATTCAGAACCAAAACGAAGAATTAAATCTTATTTAAAAGATAAGTATTCACATACTTTATTTATTACGAAAATATGTGATAGAAAATTAGGTAAAGATGATAAACAAAACAAAACTACTTATTTTTATACTTTAGAGTTAGATAAGATACCTCAACATGAATGGAAAAATAAAATTAAAGAACTTAATTATGTTGAAAATCAACTAAAAGAAAATTTTATTTATGAACTAAATGTTGAAAATTCACAAGGATTTAAAGATTGGGTAGTAGAAAATAAAAAAGAAAGAGTTTATCAAAGTTCTGATTCTAATCATAAAGTATTAAATAAACAAGAAGATGAAGTAACTATTGCATTTGGTAGAGATAGTTATGCAGGTAAAAGAATTACTTTTGAAAAGGAAACTTTTAAAATTAATACTTTAAATCAAAATCCATATTTAACAATTTATTTTGAAGATAAAGAAAAAGCTACTCAATATTATGAATTAATAGGTAAAAAGTATAAAATAGCCTTAATAGGAAAAAGAGAACAATTAAAAATCAAAAACATTCACAATTTTATGACAGAACAAGAATTTCAAAAATCAAAAGCATTTAAAAGAATAGTTACATCAATTATGTTTGATGAATTGATTGAAACTTATAGATCAGTTTACAGTAGATCTTCGTTAGATATTATTCAAAATTTAATAAAACCTTTAGAAAAAGATATAGAAATATTACAAGACTATATTTCAAAAAATGGAAAAACAATTAGAGATAATGAATTATTAGATTCTATGGTATCAATAGCTAAAGAATATAATCTCTATGATTATCAATTCATGGATGTCTACAATAGATGTAAAGAAAGTTTGGATAAGTATAAATTCCTTAACTACATTCAAAAACCAGATAGATGGAATGAAGAGAATGTTAAAGAAGTAAATTCTATCATTACTCAATTTTTATATCATCAAAAAATGTATAGGGGATTACATCAAGAATTAGAATTTGTAGTAAAAGAAGAAGAAAAACAAGTTGTTGAAGAATTACAATTAGAAATAGTATAGATATGAAATTACATAATTTTGAAATCACAAATGCCAATAATGATATGTTGGCTACAATTTCAGGAGAAGAAACTATTTACATTAGAATTAACAATATAGATATTATATTAAAACAAAATGATGTTGGAATTTCTATAGATACATTTCCATTTTTTATTGTAGATGAGCCTTTTAATTCTGTACAAGCTTGGTACGAAGATTTTAATGAAGAAAAATAATTAACAAAAAGATAGGGATAAGTTTAAATACTTGTCCCTATTTTTATTTAAATTTACAAAATGAATACAAATAATTTAAAAGTTATATTAGAATATAGTTATGATGAAGAAATTGAACATTTAGAAGAATGTATATATGAAATAGATGAAGATTTTGAAGAATTACCAGAAAATTTAAAAGATGCTATTTTATTGATAGAAGAAAAATATCCTGAAATGACAACTCATATAGGATATAATTTAATGATTTTAAAACAAGACTTACAAAATGAAAGAAATAACTAAAGAAGAAAAAGCTTTTATTAAATCTAAATTAGAAAAAACTTTAAGAATATCTCAAAAAAGAAAGGAAAATAAACAAAAACTTATTAATGATATTTTAGATATGTTTTCTGGAGATATTTATAATTATGAAGAATTGATGTTAGATTTGTGTAAAGAATCTTTAGAAACAAGGACTCAAAAAGAATTAAAAACGTTTTTATGACAAAAGTACAAATAGTAGTAGAATTAACAATTGATGATTCTGAAGAAAGTGTAAATACTGTAATATCAGAAATGGACTACAATTTTAGTCACATAGTGATGAAAGAAGGTATAGGTAAACAACTAAATGAAATAGAATTAATTAAGAAATCAAAAATTTTAGAACGAATAAATTAAATAAAATGAACATAATACAAAAATTTAAAGAATTTTTTACTCCAACTAAAGTAAAAGAATTAGAAGAAAAAGTATTGCAATTAGAACAAAAACTTCCTGTTCTACAAAAAGGAGTAGATTTGATAGAAGAAATAGAGAACAGTAAAATTGAAAAATTAATATCAAAAATATTATACAATGTAAATACTAAGAACATTGATATTATTCTAAGTAATGGAAATGTATTATCAGGTATAGTAGAAAAAGATGTATATGAAAAAATAAGAAATTGCAATGATGAATCATTAATTTTAGAATTAATTTCTCCTCCTAAAATAGAAGAAAAAAATGGTTCTGACTTTGACATAGATATTGAAAAAACTATTACACCTTTAATAAAAATCTTATCTAATAATGATAATTTTGAAATTGAAAATGATAAAGTTTATTTAAAAGGAATCAAATCTATAGCTATTCCAATTTCGATAGTTGGAGAATTTATTAGGTTACATAGTGAAATAAATTATTACAAATATCAATCTTTATATAGCACACCTGTAAAAACATATAAAGAAGAATTTGATGCTTTATTAATGTTTACTTTTTGGTTATTGCTAAATCCTATTGAATCTTCAAGAAATGATTGTTTAGATTTTGTTAAGAAAAACGATATTCAATTAACAACCAATGGATTATTAGTTTGTTACAGAAAAGTAGTAAGTAGTGGAAGTAAGAATAAAGAACTGATAAAGTTTATTTCTGAAAGTTATTTCAAGATTAAAAAATGGAAAAAAAGTCCTAAACAATATGAAGTATTTGATGATAATGGATTTGTCATAACACAAGGAGATAAAAGACATGATTATAATAACCATAAAGGAAATCTTGCAGAATTATATCAAAATCTACATACTTTAAAAGAAAATACATATACAGATAATCATACAAGAACAAAAACAATTAAAATTGGAAGTATATATAAAGAAGATGAAGATAAAATAGATTTAGATAATACTGTTTCATGCTCGTCTGGGCTTCACATAGGTAGTAAACAATTTATGTTTGATAGCTTTGGAGATACAGGGGTGATTGCGTTAGTTAATCCAATGTTTGTAAGAAGTGTACCAGTTTCTGATGCTAATAAAATGAGAGTAAGTGAAATGTTTTTAGCAACAATTGCTGATAAAGAGCAATTTGATAATCTAAATGAATTAATAGACTTTTCTACAGAATATTGTTCTTCTACATTAGAAGATTTACAAATAGAATTATCTAATAAAGTCTTTGAGAAATTATC